TTAACTTTGCTTCCTGTCAGATTGGAGATCAAGATGCACAAGGCAGAGCATACTTGCGAGTCTGATGGCTAACAAGAACGGACGTAAAGGTTCTCAGTTTGAGACAGATGTTATGAAATGGCTACGCGGTGCGGGAGTTATGGCAGAACGTTTGACTAAGGCTGGGGCAAAGGATGAGGGAGATATGGTTGTTATCATATCTGGAGAAACCTACATCCTTGAACTCAAGAACAGGCAGACCCTTTCCCTGCCTGAGTTCTGGAGAGAAGCACAAGTTGAGGCGCTTAACTACGCAAAGGCACGAGGTATCGGGGAAGTCCCTCTGTCTTATGTTGTAGTTAAGCGTCGCAACGCATCAATAGATCAGGCTTGGGTAATCCAAGACCTAACTCAATGGCTAAAGGAGAAACAGTAATGCCAGTACCAGAAGGTAACATCACAACATCAGAGATACTAGTACCAGTAGAAGAAGTAGTTGAAGATTCAACTACTGAAGAAGAGGATGATGATAGTACGACTGAGCAAGGATGAAGTAAGAGTTTGTACGCTGCTTGCTACAGAGCGTTGGCTTGCTAAGTATGGTTCAGTAGACAGACCTAACTATGCAGAGGGTAAGAAGAACGGCTACTTAGAGCACGAACTTCTTGCCAATGTCCGAGCCAACGTCTCTGAGTGGGCGGTTGCATCTCTTACTGATACCTCTTGGAATGTACCGTGGTATCCCAATGAACTACATCCTCGTCGGGCTAAGTTGCCTGATGTGGGTAATAACTTTGAGGTACGTACGGTACGCACACGTGATTCAATTCCGTTTTGGAATAAGGATAACGGCAAGATCATAGTAGGCACAAAGATTATTGATGAAGATTATTACTCACAGGTTGAAGTCTATGGTTGGTGTAACCCTGAAGAGTATGCAACTTCCCAGTATAGGGATGAAGTCATCGGTGGATGGCGCGTACCAGTAACAGAGTTGAAGGAGTTCTAATGATTTGTAATAACTGTATGGATGCAGGAGTAGAAAACTCAGTAGCCCATTACAAACGTGCTGCTAAGTATCACGATAAGTGCAACGACAAGGGGTGTGTATGCCAGCACAAGACTGGTCCAGGGTACGTAAAGCGGGAGGGTTCAAAGGTCCCGTTGATGCAAACACAATCCCCATAGGAGCAATCGTTCTTCACTACGGTGGGGAAGTAAGAGAAGGTAGGAGCGCATCTGTTAGATGCTGCATCCATCCAGACAAAAGGCGTAGTGCTGTCATCAATACATACGACAACCTATTCTTTTGTCACACCTGTGGAAAGGGTGGCAACGCAGTAAATGTTGTCGGTATCATAGAGAACTTGGAGTTTAAGGATGCACTCAAAAGAGCAGTTGAAATCGCTACTGGAAGCGGTCACACATTACAGCAAAAACCTGGACGAAAAGGCGCTGGCCTACCTCGAAGGACGTGGGATCTCTGAAGATGTTGCCCAACAGTTTTCGTTGGGTGTTGTAACAGATCCCATCAATGGTCACGAAACGCACGCGGGCTGGCTTTCTGTGCCCTATCTGACCGCACTTGGTATGTGTGTCGGAGTAAAGTTTCGCAGACTAGATGATGGCAAGCCTAAGTATGGTGCACCAGCAGGACAGAAGGGTCACCTGTATAACGTTGCTGACATCACCATTGATTCATCTGTTGTAGTTGTATGTGAAGGTGAACTAGATGCGGTAGTTGTATCAGGTATCTTGAACCTACCAGCAGTGGGAGTACCAGGAGTGCAGGCTTGGAAGCCACACTTTAATAAGTTATTTACAGGCTATGACACCGTGTACATAGTCGGTGACAATGACATCAAGGAAGATGGCACCAACCCTGGGGCTGAGTTCTCTCGTCGTGTGTCACAAGAGGTAATGAACTCACGTATAGTATCCTTACCTCCATCAATGGACATCAATGACTTCTACCTTACACACGGTAAGGATGAGGCGTTGAAATTATTTGGAGGCGTTTGATGTATGACGATGACCGAAAGAGACTGGGCCACGATAGTACAGACTTTGCAGCATTTGGGCTTTCAGATCCTTTCCGTGGATACGCAAAGCGAAGTGCTAACAATACGTCCAATGCCAGTAAGAATTTAGATAATAAGTTTATTGCAGATGTGTGGGAAGTATTAGATGCAGCAGGCAATCTGCTCATCAAGAAGCACAAAGACTATGGTCCAACTAACATAAGCCTGTCACCTGGTGGGCCACTCAACGGTCTGCGTGTGCGTATGCACGACAAGACTGCACGCATCAACCACTTGATTGATAGCGGTGCAACACCTGAGAACGAGTCATTGCGTGATTCTTTTATTGATCTACTCAACTACAGTGCTATTGCACTGATGGTATTGGATGGTAAGTGGCCTCGTGACTGATCCACACCCAATCCTTGCTGACCTTGTGCCTAGCGTAGTGACCATTGTTCATCGTCGCTATCGTAAGTATGTAGATCGTGCTGACCTAACGCAAGAAGCATACGCTTGGTTGATGACACGTGTGTCCTACTTCAACGGCTTACTTGAAGAAGAGGATGATACAAAACGTCTCATCAATCAGAAGCGTATTGCATTTCAGATGCGCCGTTCTCTTGAACGTTATGCTCGCAAGGAGAAGGCTACTAGATCTGGATACCAGACCAATGATGAGTCCTTCTATGACGTTACTACTATTGCACGTTTGTTACCATACATTATCGCAAGCGTGGTCAATGATACCGCCATTGAACAGGCACAAAACCTTATCAATGATGGCACACCACGCAAGCCTGCAGCCCCCGCAGAAGGTGGCAACCTGTTGGCTACGCTGATTGATATCAAGAAGTCTTATGAGTTACTAGATGAGGATGAGAAGAACATCTTACGTCTTAGATACCACGAGAACTACACCTTGCAACAGTTAAGTGAGGCAACAGAGTGTGCTATCTCTACTGCAGATCGTAGATGTTCCAATGCATTACGCAAGATACTTAACTTTATGGGAGGGGAATCGCCTTACCAATGATGTATGACTATCGTTGTCCTGACTGCAAGGCAGAACTTACTATTGAACGTAGCATCCACGAAGAACCACGTGAACCATCCTGTTTTGAGTGCCACATACCTATGATACGCAAGTGGGATGCACCGTCTATCACATTCAAAGGCAAGGGATTTTACTCTACTGGTGGATAGTGTTATACTTTAATCACTGACAGGCGCCCGCCTGTTGAGTGCTGGCAACAAGCCTTAGTCTTAATTGACTAGGGCTTTTTGTCTTTGGAAAGCAAAGAACCCCACCGCAGGAAGGGTTTGCGGTGAGGTCCTAGTCGCCCGAAAGGAGGATGCACTTATAGTGTATCAGTACCAGCCTCTTCTGTTGCTATGTTGGAGAGCGCGACACGCAGATTTTCCGTAGCGATGACCAATGTATCGTAGACCGTGAAGGATTTGAAGTTCAGGTTGTCCACTACGTTCTCTAAGGAGTTGAGCAATTCCGTAAGCCGTACTTCTGGGGTTGTCTGCGAGGTGGTCAAACCTGCTCTCACGGGTCCAAAGGGTGACAAGACATCTGATCTGTTGCTGGTTGTAACCGAGTGCTCGTGCGTAACTAATTGTAAGTGCCTTGTTCTCACGCTTTTCCTCCATTGTCGCTTTCGTCCTCATACTGATCGTTGGTTTCGATAACTCTGTGGGAGATTCCTTTTGGGGTTCTAATACCCACAGTAAGCACAGTATTACCATCAATATCAATCCATTTAGCGCCAAGCGTTTCATCGTGAGCCTTCTCCAATTCTAACAATTCCTTGTACGTTTCGGGGTAGGCCTGAGCCAACCTGACAAGAGCGCGATCTCTTGCCCGTCTGTAATTGCGTTGTCGTACCGCTTGGTTAGCAGCACCACGCAATCTCTTTTCATTTTTCATTGTTCGTCTTGTCCTCCCACACTATCAAGGCATAGGCTATCAGCATCACTACCGCTATCCCTATCACTAGATTCATTGTGCTCCTGCCATTACTGCAAAGACAATCTTTGTGATGTCAATGGGTTCAATGATGAGTCTGGCATCCTCTTCCCCTGCTTCCCAGCAAGAGACTAACAGGCGTGAGTTCAAGGGTGATTGGCGTAGCCATTGCACTGCGCTATGCGGATCTTCCCCGCCCCATACTGCATTGCCTTCCTCTGTTGCTATCTCGTAGAAGTTTACCAGTTTATTCTTTGGGTGAAAGCCCGAAGGTGGGTCACCTAAGAATGCTTCTCCCTTACTGTCTATGCGTACTACTCTGTCATCATTACTCATTGTCTTCCCCTGTCTCGTTGAATGTATCTACCATTGACAGTGCGTAGGTCATACGCATCAGGTTCATTCCTGCTTCCTTCTCAGTCTCTTCATCTTCAATCTGTATCAGCGCAAGGTCACGGCATAGTTCCGCCTTTGCACGCCAGTAGTCTACCGTAGGCTCAGACATTAGACACCTCATCTACTTCGAAGAAGTACTCCACCGCATTGTCATCTATTAGTTCACGCAATATGTCGCGCTTCTCTCTCGCCCACATCCTGGCCTCTTCCTCAGTCTTAAACTCATCAGTTGTGCGGTACACAACCTTTGCAATTCTAATCTCAAATTCCTTCATCTTCCACACCTTCCTTGATTACATCGTTGATCGTCTTCTCTTGCTTGTCTGTTGGTAGTTCTATCTTAGATAGTGCCTCACCTAGCGCCGTGCGCCAGTTAGTTGCCTGTCCTGTGGCTAGTTGCTTAGGCTCAGTGCCCGCAAAATCCCACAGTTCCACGTCATACTGCTTGTTAGCGGGTGCAATCACTACAGTGAATACAAATTGCGCGGTGCTCTCTTGCTCAGTCATTGTCATCTTCTCCCTTGTTTATCATCTTTTCCATCCAATAAGCCACGGTGACTATTGGGATCCCATATAGTAACAGTAAGCCCCACAAAACTATTGCGTCATCGATCATTTTCCACACCTTCCGCCGTGGCCTTTTGGCCTTCTGCAGTTCTTAACGGGGCACATAAGCACTTAAGCCACCTCCTGCATTCTCTGGATTAGTTCAGGGTTGCCGATTAAGTGGGCGAAGCGCTTGTTCTGGCTCTTAAGTTGCTTGTATTGCTTCTCATAAGTGCGGAAGTCCTGAACGCTTTTGATCTCTAGCCCCATCTCAGCGATAAAGTCATCGAGTGAGTCGTATTCGCTCATTGAGTCACAGGTCAAGCACTCGACCACATCAGCAGGGCGTGGATCGCGGGTAATGCCCAAGCCTTGGTAATACCAAAGGCTCATAGTGCGCTTTTGGTATCGAACCTTTACGCGGTAATGGCGTGCTTTGTTATGTGCCCACTCTGGTGCGTTGTCGTTCCAATCCTCAGAAATTGAAGCGGTGATCCCTGCCCCATTCATTAAACCTTCAAGTGTCGTTGTCATTTTCTGCCCTTCCTAGGCGTAAGGCGGGGCGGTGTTGCCCCTTACCTTGTGCCCCCGTGAGGTTGTGAACCTCTAGCCTATAGCGCGGGGGCGGTCTAACTAAAACGGGGTTTTGAGAGTCTCCCCGCATTGGTAGCACCCAATTACCTCGTGACCAAATGAGTAGGCCTTGCGGTGGCACTCTTGCGCCCCTTCTTTCCCCTTTCCACACTTAGGGCACAGCATCTCATCGTTTACGACATAGGCGAACACGCTCATTTTCTCGCCTTCTTTACCTCAAGGGATAGGGGAACAAGATC